GCAGTAAAAGCACGTAAACAATCACAAAAGAGATTACGAGATGCCAAAAAAAGGGCAGACAAAGTTACAAAGCAAGCTGAAAGCAAAAGATACTACGCAAAAAAGCTTGAAGAAAAAATCACAAAAGTTGAGAAAGGACTCAATAGTAATGAAACTACGCTTATTGATAAAACGGACTTGCAAGACCTTCCAGTCGCTGTTGAGCAGTTGGTGGATGGGCGTGAAGTTATTTTTAAACCAAATCAAGGTCCCCAAGAAGAATTTCTTTCCTCAAGTGAAAGAGATGTTTTGTACGGCGGCAGTGCAGGTGGGGGAAAAAGTTTTGCACTTCTCGCAGACCCTCTTCGGTATTGTACTAATAGCAACCATCGTGGGCTTCTTCTTAGGCGTACTCTGGATGAGTTAACCGAACTAATTGACAAATCACGTCAGCTTTATCCTAAAGCGTTTCCCGGTGCAAAGTTCCGGGAGTCAAAATCAACATGGCACTTCCCATCAGGAGCAACCATTTGGTTTACGTACCTAGATAAAGACAAAGACGTAACTCGATTTCAAGGACAGTCGTTTAACTGGATCGGTATAGACGAAATAACACAATACCCAACTCCGTATGTTTGGGATTATCTTCGTTCACGACTTAGAGCAACTGATCCCGAGTTACAACAAAATTTGTACATGCGTTGTACAGCCAATCCGGGTGGAGTCGGAGGATGGTGGGTCAAAAAGATGTATATCGATCCATCGGAACACAATTCCACGTTTCCTGCAATGGACATTGAAACAGGAAAACCGTTTCTTTGGCCGCACGGTCACGACAAAGCAGGCGAACCTTTATTTTATCGCAGGTTTATTCCTGCCCGTTTAACTGACAACCCATACCTGTTAGCAGACGGACAATACGAAGCGATGTTGCGTTCTCTTCCTGAAGTTGAACGTAAACGATTGCTCGAAGGAGACTGGGAAGTCACAGAAGGTGCAGCGTTCCCAGAATTTAGCAGAGGAAAACATGTTACACCGTCTTTTGAGTTACCTACCAACTTCCCACGAATACGAGCCGCCGACTACGGCTACTCGAGTCCTTCGTGTATTTTATGGGGTGCTATTGATTGGGATAATAATATCTGGGTTTATCGTGAATTATACGTAAAACACTTGACAGCAGAGCAGTTAGCCGATAGAATACTAGAAACAGAAGAAAACGATCCAACACCTCACTACACAGTCCTTGACTCTTCGTGTTGGAACAAAACAGGGTTTGGTCCTTCAATAGCCGAAACGATGATGAGATCAGGAGTACGTTGGACACCTTCTGACCGAAATCGACTTCAAGGAAAAATGGAAATACATCGTAGGCTTGCCGATGACCCTCGAACAAATGAACCTAGATTACGAATATTTCCGAACTGTGTCAACCTTATCAAGCAACTGGCAGGTATACCTCTTAGCAAGACAAATGCAGAGGATGTTGATACAAAGGCAGAAGATCACGCATACGATGCACTAAGATATATGTTAATGACAAGAACAACAGGATACGTTTCCATACATAAATCCCTACAGGGAATTAAAAATCAGGTGTACCAAGTACACGACCAAACATTTGGATATTAAATAAATGGCAGCAGGAACACAAGCATATATAGTAGATCAAGATTACGATCCTAGAACTATTACTCTGGATGAATGGCTTTCTATGTTTGAAAAAGAAAGCACTGAAACTGGTGGTAGACAAAATAAAACTTGGGGTAATTTAATAAGAAATAATAAAATTACCAAAAAATATTTAAATCAACCTGTCATAACATTATTTGGTGCAGTTCCATCTGAATCACAAAGTATATTGGCTGACATTCAAAATGCTGCAGGTAAGCAAGCCAGTACTGTACAATCTAAATTTAGAGTAATAGAAGCAAATATATTTCCTAAATTAGCCGTGCTTGGTAAAAAAGAAGGGGTTGATTTATTATCAGGCTATACAAAAATATCTGAAGAAGTTAAAAAACTACAAACTAGAGGAGGAAAATTTACAGCTAGTAAAGGTTTTAATGTAGCTAAAGTTGGAGAGCTTGTAAAAAATTTACAAGAACACGTAAAAAAATTTCCAGAAGATAAACCCATAGCAAACGCAATTATTTTTAATTTAGAGAATGGAAGCAGACCAAGTTTAACAACAGAACTAAGAACTGTCCACTACATACCAAATCAGCTTGGAGAAACAGGAGCTGCAATGGGTTTTACAGGCAGGGATGGTTTACTAATACAAGCAGGAACTAAAGGCGTTAAAAGACAAGCAAAAGGTCAAGCACCGAATATACAACCCTACAATGCTCCTTTATCAAAAAGAGCTTTAACTATACTCCAAGATCAAAGTGATTATAATTCTAAAATTATAGGAGATAACAAAAAGTTAGATTTTTTCTTTCAAGTATTAGATAAAAAAGGTAACCCCAAACCAATCACTTTACCTGACATAAACAGAGTTCTTGATAAAACCAGTCCTGTTGGGTTGTTGGTAGAATACACAAAGACGGGAACAAAACCTTTAAAAACTCCAATAACAGCAAAAAATTTAAGAAATCTATTTATAAACTCAGCAAGTCTTGCTATAAAAAATAAAGAAAACATAGCTATGTTAACTAATAGAGATGTTTCAGTAAATACAGGGTCACAAGATATTTATATAGGTAAACCCGGACAATACAATCAAGGTGCTATAGACGATTTAGATAGAATAAGCCAAACAAATTGGGGATTCTTTACTTTACTTGATAAAGAAAATAAACAAATTTACGATCAGTCTGGAGATATGTTAAATCCAAGCTCTTTTATTTTTGGTACTAACGAAATAAATCCTGAAACAAAAACATTCGTTCCAGATGCTGTAGAACATACAAAGTTTATGGATGCAGATCCAAAAGAAGTTCCTGTACAAACAAAAGGATTTTCTCCGCCACTAGAAGAAGACTTAATAGAAAGTGAATTTACTAAAATTGAACCAGAATCAAATAATAACAAGATACCAACAAATGTAGACGCTACTTCTTATACTGCGGAAGAATTGCAAGAATTAAAAGATGGAGGAATTGAAGAGTTTGATTTAGATGATACTAAATCGTCTCGAATACAAAAAGCAAAAGCTAAAACTGGAAGTGGAAAATTAAAAGGAGTTGATCCGTTTTCTATAGGTTTAGGAATAGGAGCAGGTACTGAACTGCTAGACAATGCGGGAGAAGTTGTTGCAGAAGAAGCCACTACATCAACAATTGGTGCAGCGGCGACCAGAACAATGCCTAGATTAATGCAAACCGCAGCAGGAAGAGCATTACCCATAGCAGGTGCAGGATTTGTTTTCCCGTCTACTCCTGCAAACGTAGATGAAGTAGAAGGCTTTGCACGACAAGACATAGACAGACGTTTTGGTGGTATAGACCAGATGGACACATCCCAAGAAAAACAAATATACAGAGACGATCCTAGAGTAAGAAGAGGAGGAGGGTATGACCCATCATACTTACCCTCTCGTGATCCAAGTGATCCTTTGAGTGATGAAGCTCAAAGAGAAAGATTTCTAGCACGAGCTAGAGAAAAAGCAAGTTCAGGAGTACGTGGATTTGTTCAAAAAGCAGAAAAGCAAAAACAAGCAGGGAGATAATAATGCCTAACAATGACTACAATTATGGACCATCTTATGTTATGAACTCAGATAAGACATCTCATAACGACCCGATGGGTTCTAATCAGTTATACAGGGAAAAGAAAGAGTTCACAACTAAAGTTGATGGTAACGCTTTACAGGTAGACATGCCAAAGAAGCAAACTAAACCAACAGTTGAAGCATCTTTCAACAAAATGGCTGACGATAAAAACTACTTCTAATTAAGGTAAAAATTAATGGCTGATGATAATTTTCTTCAACCTGAAGATGATACTAGCGTGCCTATACTTGACCCGTCTGGAGAGATGCCGGGATTAGCAGGGTACGTTAAAAGTAAGTTTGAAGATTCAGAAAACGGCAGACGTTCACACGAACAACGTTGGTTACAAGCCTATAAAAACTTTAGAGGGATTTACGATTCTACAACCCAGTATCGTGATTCCGAACGTTCTAAAGTATTTATAAAAATAACCAAAACAAAAGTTCTTGCAGCGTATGGGCAAATAGTAGATATATTGTTTGCTAACAAAAAATTTCCATTGGTGGTTGAGTCAACTCCTAAACCTGAAGGTATAGAAGAGTTTGCTCACATGAAAACACCTGTTGATGAAACGTCTGATCCGTATGGGTTTGAAGGAGATGGTAATGAACTTCTTCCGGGAGCTATGTCGGTTAAAGAACCTCATAAACTCGGCTCTTACGGAAAAGAATTTTCTGACATGCTTGTTGCAGGACCTGCAAAGATGGGCGAACCACAAGTTAAGCCTGCACAAAAAATGGCATTGCGTATGGAAAAATGTATTCACGATCAATTGTTGGATACAAACGCTGTCAACGTATTTCGTCAAGCAGTTTTTGAATCATCTTTACTTGGAACAGGCATTGTAAAAGGACCTTTTAACTTTTACAAAAGAATACACAAGTGGGAAAAAGATGAAAATGGTCAACGAGTTTATGCACCTTATGAAAAAATAGTACCTCGTGTAGAACACGTTTCTTTGTGGGATTTTCACCCCGATCCGTCAGCAACAAGTATGGATGACTGTGAATACGTTATTCAACGTCATCGTATGAATCGCCAACAACTTCGAGGTCTTATCAAGCGACCACATTTTGATGCAATGGCTATCGAAGAATGTCTTGCAAAAGGATCTAATTACGAAGATAAGTATTACGAAGATACAATCCGAGAAGATGAAACAGAACCTTACCATCAAGAAAGTAGATACGAAGTTCTTGAATATTGGGGGGTAATTGATAAAAAATACGCTACTGAAATGGGTATGGAAAATGCTAATCAAATGTCAGAATTTGATCAAGCACAAGTTAATGTTTGGGTGTGTGGTAGTATGGTAATCAGGTGTGTTGCAAACCCATTTACACCTGCACGAGTACCTTACCAAGCGTTTCCATTTGAAATCAATCCTTATCAATTGTGGGGAGTTGGTGTAGCAGAAAACATGGAAGATGCACAGATGCTTATGAACGGTCACGTTCGTATGGCAATAGATAACCTTGCACTTGCAGGTAATCTTGTATTTGATGTAGACGAAGCAAGTCTTGTTCCCGGACAAAACATGGATATATTTCCCGGAAAAATATTCCGAAGACAATCGGGTGTGACAGGAACAGCAATTAACGGATTAAAGTTTCCAAACACAGCACCAGAAAATATACAAATGTATCAGATATCAAGGCAACTTGCAGATGAAGAAACAGGTATACCTTCTATACTTCACGGACAAACGGGAGTAACGGGTACAGGTAGAACTGCTGCAGGATTATCAATGTTGATGGGTTCAGCAAGTTTGTCTATGAAAACAGTTATAAAGAACATAGATGATCACCTTTTAAAACCAATTGGTGAATCGTTCTTTCAGTGGAACATGCAATTCAATCCAGACATTGAAGACATGGAAGGGGATCTTGAAATAAAACCACGTGGCGTTGCTGCAGTTATGCAAAAGGAAGTACGCACACAACGACTAACTGCGTTACTTCAGACTGTATCTAATCCAATGCTTGCACCTTTTATAAAGATACCAAATTTAATAAAAGAACTTGCAATAGCACAAGATATTGATCCAGAAACTTTAGTTAACGACCACAACGAAGCACAGATATATGCTGAAATGTTAAAAGGAATGATGCAAGATGCTCAACAAGGAACAGGCGAAAATGCTGTCGCCCCTAATCAACAGCAAGGAATGGGGCAACCTAGTGGATTACCTCAACAGCCTGAAGGAACTGACAGTCAGGGCAATGGTAACGGCACAATCGGAGTCGGAGCTACGCCAACTGCAGGGGAAACTGGCTTTACTGGAAATGCTCCTAGAATTGAAGAATAATTATGGAAAAGTTATAAAGAATGGCTAGTGAACTTCTTGATTTTAGTCTTAGTTTTTTTGAACCAATATCATTAAAAAAATACAAAACAACTCCAGTTGATTTTTATGAACAATCTTTAAAGTTTGAAAAAGGAACTTATACTCCCACAGAAAAAAAAGAAGAAGAAGAAGAAGAAAAAAGAAACATTAATGTAAATGTAGTAGGCATTGATGATGACGATGATGACGATGATGAAAGAAGAAATGTTGTTTATTCAGGAAAAGGTTCAATTGATGACATTATGAACAAACCTCTTACTGATGAAAAGATAGCTTCTTTAAAACTTGGAACTTATGGTGATTCTTTATCAAAATTAGGTTACAAAGATAAATCTCCATTTAGTGTTTTTGGTCAAGATATATATTTAGCAGGAGTTCCAAAAAATAAAGAAGAAGTAAAAAAAGGATTTGAAAAATTTGTATCAAAAGAAGGATTAGTAAAAACTGGTATGAAAACTGGTGCAAAAATGCTTGGAATGAACCCATTTGTATCAGGCGGAGCAACGTCTTTTCTTTTTGGAAAAGAGGTAACTGATCCTCTTGGTAACCAAAGCTTTCGACCAAGTAATTTTGTATTTGGTGGAGTACACGATATAAACATGTCAATTCAATATGACAATGTACGTGAAATACAAAATGCTATAAAATCAGGTTCAAAAACTAGAGGATTTGTTGAATACATAGACGGGCAGTTAGTTAGTAGAAGTCCAACAGGGATGCAATACAGTGGAACAACAGATTTAACGCACGAAGAACTTAAAAGAAGGGAAGCTTTATCAAAGGGATTTATACCTTCAACTTACAATTTAAATAATGAAACAGGAGAAAAAGGAGTTCCTACTGGGGCAGGAGGAATGTACGATAATAGAGGTAGGTTTCATACAGCAAGTGGAACTTCATATTATGGATCACATAAAGCATCTACTGCGTTAGGTAAAATGACAGGGTTAAGTACTAAGATAGTTGAAACTATTTTAAGTGAAGTTAGAGGAGATAAAAAGAAAAATTTAACTCAAGAAATAGCAAAAGCTCAATACCAAGTAGGTATACAAGATAAAGGTATTCAAACAGCACAAAGAACAGAAGTGGAACAAAGAATAGAAGAAGATTCATCTGTTACAAACTTGCCAACATACACATCTCCAACATATAGTTATGAGTACTATAAAAGCAGTGATAGTGATGATCAATCTGATGATACAGCAACATCAGGTGAGGATACAAGTTCTGATATGGGATTTTCTACTGCTTATGGCGGACAGATAGGTCAGGGTATGCAAGCGGGTGGTCCTGCAGGTTTCATTGGAGGTCCTCCAGAAAAATACGGAAATCAAACAACTATTGCAGATGACATACCTCTTGAAGTACCAGAAGGTGCGTTTGTTATTAATGCTCCTGCTGTAGAATACGCAGGATCACAAGATATTAGTAAAATGCTAACTAAAGCATACGAAAAAGCAGGACAAGGGGTTGACAAATCTGGACAAGTTACTAAAATACCAAGTAAGGAACAAGTTGATATAATGATCTCACGAGGTGAGGTTGTAGTACCCCCAAACATAGCAAAAATTATAGGATACGATAGATTAGAGAAAATAAATAATCGTGGTAAAAAAGAAGTTGCACGAAGACAACAAAGAGCAGGCGATCAAGAAAAACCACAAGCTATGCAAGGATTTATAAATAAAGCAGGGGGGGATAAGATCACCGTGCATAGAGGTGAACCTTACCCTGAACAAATTAGTAAGTTTGACAAAAAATACATGGCAGGTCGAAGAACGACAGGAGCATGGTTTTCATCAAACAAAAGTTACGCTAAAATGTACGGTCAACTTCAAAAAAGTTTAGATGTTACTTTTGATGAGTACGCAAAAGGTGCAAAAAAAGCTGAAATGTATAGAAACATAGCTTCAATGCAATCCGAAAGTGGTAAACGACAACTAACAAGAGATCAAAAGAAAAAACTATTTAAACATGTAAAAGAAGTAAAACAAATGGCTAAGCAAGTAAAAGATGGAAAAGTAGACCCTAAAAGATTTGTAAACACTTTACACATGGCTCTTTTTCCAGAAAAAAAAGAAGAAGCGACAATTAGAAAAATTGAAAGTTACAAGAATAATCCAAAACTTTTTGGTAAACTTGTAGTTCGTAATTTAGCAAACAACATTGTAACAAAAGGCGTTCCTTTTTTAAGTAAACTTTCACCAATAGGAAGTATTGCGGGTATGCTTACCCCGACAGAAATGGGAGACGCAACATTAGATTCAAGAGGATTTGTGGATTACAATCCAAATTTTCCACAATAAAAAGAATTAGTCAGCTACCCACGTATTAGTGGCCCTGATTGAACCGAAGCAGCTACCCACAGCCAGTGGCACTGCATTAATGAGGTATAAAACTATGGCAACACAAGTAAGAGGTGCAAGAGCCAACAAACCAAACGACTCCTTTGGAGTAACTAACAACCCCAATCTTTATCGAGGTAAATATCGTGAAGATGTTTATAAAGATGATGAAGAAGAAGGGCAACAAGAAGAGCAACAAAATGAAGAAGCTCAAACTGACCCCACTAAAAAAGTGGCTACTCAACAGAGCGATACCAGTTTTGCAGAAAAAAAAGTAAAAGAAGAAGATCACGATTACAAAAAACGTTATGATGATTTAAAAAAACATTATGACACAAAACTCAGCGAGTTTAAAGGTGAACGTGAACAACTTGCAAGCGAACTAGACGCTGTTAAAAAACGGGTGTATGAAATGCCGAGAGGTACGACTCCACCTAAAACAATAGAAGAACTAGAGGAATTTAAAGAAAAATACCCTGATGTTTTTGAAGTTGTTGAAACAGTATCTAACATGCAGACTGAATCTCAAGTTGCAAAACTTCGTGAGGAAATAGATTCTGTAAAGAAACGGGAAAAAAATCTTGAAAAAGAAAAAGCATTTGAAGAACTTCTTCGATTGCATCCTGACTTTCACGATCTAAAAACTAACGAAAAATTTTTAAGTTGGCTTGATGAACAACCTGATCAATTAAGTGACGGTATTTATAAAAACAATACTGATGCAAAATGGGCAGGTAAAATCATATCTCTTTACAAGGCAGAGAGTGGAATCTCTACCACACCAAAGAAGTCTACTAAATCAAAAGAAGCGACTGATGCTGCAGCAACGGTTACAAAACAACAACCAAGAGAAGTTGCAACAAAAGAAGGTTCTAACAAAAAGATTTGGAAGAGTTCTGAAATCGCCAAGCTTAAATCGTGGGAATTTGAAAAACTTGAAAAAGAAATAGATTTAGCACGAGAAGAAGGGCGAATTGATATAAATAACTAAACCTCATATTTTATAAGTGAGGAAGGAGAGAAGAAATGGCTTTCGGTACATCAGCAGGGTACGCCAACTTACCATCAGGTAATTTTGCACCCTCAATTTTTAGCCAAAAAGTTCTCAAATTCTTTAGACGTGCTTCGGTTGCAGAGGATATTACTAATACCGATTACACTGGGGAAATTGAAAACTTTGGTGACACCGTAAATATAATCAAAGAGCCGACCATTAGTGTATCAGCTTACACTAGAGGTTCTGTGGTTAACCCTCAAGACTTGGCAGATGACCAAGTTCAACTAACTGTCGATCAAGCAAATGCCTTTGCATTTAAGATTGACGACATTGAAGAAAGACATTCCCATGTAAACTGGGAAGCGTTGTCTACTTCTTCAGGTGCTTATGCCTTGAAGAGAAAGTACGATGCAAACGTTCTTCAAACTCTGTCAGATGGAGCAGGTATTGTATCTTCAGCAGTGTCTGGTACAACTCCAACATCTACAGAATCAGCAGGCGTTTTAGGAACAGCAAATGCTCCTATCAACGTTGAGACTGACGATGCAGGCATTAACTTAATGCTTACTATGGCAAGACTTTTAGATGACCAATCTGTTCCTGAAGAAAACAGATGGTTCGTAGCCCCTCCAAAGTTCTACGAAAAGGCTTTCCAAGCAGGAAATAAAATCGCTGAAGTACAAGTTACTGGTGATGGTTCTTCTGCATTAAGGAATGGACTTGCATCAGTAGGCACTCTTGCAGGTTTTAGATGCTACAAGTCTACTGCTTTAAACAGTACAGGTGGAACTGACCAAGTAACACTAACAGATGCTTCTGCTACATTAGCAACAGATTCATCTGAGCATGTTGTTTTAGCAGGTCACATCTCATCTTGTGCTACAGCGTCTCACATCGCTAAGACCGAAGTGGTACGTTCAACTGAATCATTCTCTGACGTTATTAGAGGGTTGCATGTTTTTGGAAGAAAAATCCTTAGACAAGAAGCTCTTGTTCGTGGCGTTATAGATTACGCTTAAATAGGGAGGACTGACATATGGCTACATATAATAATACCATCACAGGAGGTGGTACAGTAGGTCACATAGCTGACGCTGCTAA